CGTCTGTAGGTAGTCCTTTAGAGTCTAAATGAATCATTTCATTACGAAAATCATATAGTGGAACTTGTAAAAGTTTTTTAAGTTTATCACATTGATTACCTTCTGGTAGTGATGCTTCTACTAAGTCTAGGACTTTGCCGACCATTTTAGAATGTCGGGCTATAATATATTCTTGTGTGGGTGTTATTTTACTTAAGTCTACCATTTTAGGTACCTCCTTGCTTGTCTTTTGTAATCTCGGCATCTAAATCAAACCCAAACCCTAATAAATATTTACGTTCCCTTGTAGTCAAAGATGTAAAAACTTCTTTATAAGCCTGTGTTATCCACGGATTCCCTTCTCTAAGTTTATCTGTAGTATACCACCCTCTCTCAGACCCGCTCCATTTTCTTACCCTTTTCTCTTTGAAGTTTCTACCATTTGGATAACTTACTGGTCTAGACCTCGACCCTTTATAAGGTCCCCTCTTTATATCATCTTTGTACCTTCTAGTATGGTCTTTGGGGAATTGGATATAATCTCCTGAGTCTTCTGACTCTCCATCGTGAACTAACATCGCATAAGGAGCAGAATAATTTATGTTAAAGCCAGTATCACTTATACTCAACGAACCAGACTTTTTTAAGTTCCCTGATTCTCCTTCGGGTACAAGTTCTTGAGCCCTATCATAAACTCGGTTTGCTAACGTAGTTAAGCAGGCTTTTTTAAACCCTGCACTAAACGTATTCCAAATTTGTTGTTGTTTTGAAGATAATGCCATATTTTATTATACTGACTAACCTTCTAAATCCGTCCATTTTTCTGGAATTTTATCTATAAATTTTCTCTTACTGGTATCGTACCTATTTAGGTATATAACATCTCTACCCACATAACCATATTTTGGGTGCCAGTAAGTAACTATTTGTTTAGGCTTGGTAGCTGCTTGAAGTCTTTGTAAGGCAAACTCATCAGGACCTTTCATGGTTCCACAGATATGTAACTCACCTGTGCCTATATCTAACTCGTCAATACGATGGAAGTGTCCTATCATAACACTATCAAACTCTTGTTCTAAATCACCATCCATAGCATCCTCAATCTCTCTTTGCAAACTCTTTCTAAACTGAAAAACACTTCGTAGTTTAGTTATAGAGTTTAGTATAGCACCACTACTTCCAGCACCTGATATACAATCTCCATGAGTAATAAGTACTACTTTGTCATGTACCTTAAAAGTGGTCATGAAACTTCTAGGAATATGGAACTCTATATTTTCTTGGTTCTTACAAAAAGAAGCTACCCATTGATATAACATATAATCCCAATCCATATACTTATCTTTCATAGGAGGCTTCCTAGTCATACGACCATGATTACCAACTACACATGGAACTTTAATCTTTGTATAATGTGGGGCTAGGTACATCAAAGCTTGCCCAATAATACTAGCTCCTCTAATCATTTGCTCCATACAGTTAGCCATATTAGACCTAGCTAACTCTTCATGTATGTCTCCACTAATCATGTCACCTAACATAGGTATAATTAGTTCGTCTACGGGGGCTATCTGTCTTCTATAAGATGTATGCTTTAGTATTTGGTTAGCCCAGCCATACATACGTTTATTGAATATCTCAAAGTTATATTCATTCAAGCCACGCATTTGGTCTTTGAATACATGTTCCCCTATGTGAGTGTCTGATAAAGGGGTAACCATCACTTGTGCTTGATGACCAAAGGGGGTTTTGTCTGTTTTTTCTATGTGTTTTAGAGGGACCGCAGGAAATGATTTAGTAAACTCTTGTATAGTATCAACAATAAGTTCTTGTTTAGTGTTTTCTTTTAAGGATTTTTCGTAGAGCTTCTTATAAAACTTTGCTTCACTTTTTTGGGTAGCTACTTTTTTATCTAGCTTAACTCTTTCAGCTAAACTATCTTCTGGATGTAAGACCTGCTCTTCTTGAACTCCCTCTACCTCTTTGTCGTGCCAACGTTGAATTGTTGTTCGATGAGTGTCGGTCCCGTACTCCTCGTTCATCCAATTTGCTATCGCTGTCCACGTAGCTCCTAAAGCTCTTCTTCTTATTATCTCTGATTTTGCCTGCTCTGGAATCATAATTCCTCCTAATCTTTACTACTAAAATCTTACCACAAGTAAGACATTGCAAGTCCTTATCTTCATTTATGTACATATGTCCTTGACACTTAGTACACATTCTATCATATAATTTCATTTAAACAAAGGGGCTATCTTTATCGTCTTCTTCTTCAGCGTCTATCCGACCAGCTTCTTGGTCTCTATAACCTCCAGCAACAGTAGGTCCAGATTCAGTTCCAGAACCATATGATAACTGTACACTAAGTCCTGCGGGAGCAGTTTGGGACGCATCTCCTTTTTCATCAGGTTTTTCACTCTTCACATTTTCAGAATCATCTAAGTTTCTAATTTTAGATTCCATATCTTTTTGTTCTACATCTGCCTGCTTATCAGGTTCCGCATCATACTTTAGTGGATTACGAAGTCCATCTGTTTGTTTAGTTTGGTCATTTATAGATGTAGAAGATGTTTGCTGTCTAAACTTTATATCATCTTTTTGTAGTTCTTTCTGAACCCATTTTATTAATTGAATGGTAGAAGAAGTAAGTTCCTTTTGCATTTTTCGTTCAGGAGAATGGTCATTTAGAAACAACCCTAACCTCTCAACTCCGGTTCTTTTTTTACCCTTACGTTTTTTCTCCCATCTTTTTTTCCTAGATGACCTTCCACCATAAGTAGGGGTGAACACTCCCGTATCTTGAGATGTGAATACTGTACCAGCACCTCCCCCAAAGGAACCCGAAGTAGCTGCCCCACCACCATTTTCTTTTTGTAATTCTTTTTTCTTAGCCTTTTTGTAAGAATCGTTTTGACCCCTAGGGTTAGTTATCCAAGCTTTATTCATCTTCTATATCCTCTATATCAGTAGGTTTAGTTGCTTTTGGTCCTTCTTGTTTATATCGGCTAAATCTTGTAGGGTCTCCAAAGATTGCTTTTTCAACTGTAGTAACTCCCGTTGCTGAAAGTTGGGCAATGTAATCGACATTGTTCTCTGAAAACCACATCTGAGACAAATCATCTGAGACTTGTTTTATCACAGGAGCTCCAAAACCTTTTTCATTCAACGACTCAATCCATGTTTTAGATAAAGTTAATTCATTTTTGTTGGCTCTAGCTTCAGCATATTCATCTATATCCCTCTCTTCATCAGGGTGTTTATCAGCCCAGTTGGGAGTAACTCCCCCAGTTCTTCCCTTGAACTTCCTTTGAGACGCTGGTATAGACTTTTGCATAGCTTGTATTGCCAAAGCTTCTTCTGGGCTTACTTCCCCATCAGCATTTAAATCAACTTCTTGCATTTCCATTTGTTGCTCTTGTTGGTCCAACTGGTCTTCTTGCATCTCTGTTTGTTTTTTCACTAAATCTTGTTGGTCTTTAGTTTGTTGTAAGGCAATCTTCTGTTGCTCTTCCGCTATTTGTGCTGTTTGAACGGCTTCCCCACTAACAACAAATTCTGCTTCATATAAATCAACATCTTGTTCTTTTAGTTTTACATCAAAACCTAGTTGAGCAAATTGATTTACTATCTGTATTTTTTGTTGAGCAAAACTTAATCTGGTGTTTTCTGCTTTTTCTTCAGGTTGTGGAAGTTTTAAATCGTAGTCAGTAATCCCGAAAGCATCTAAAAGTTGAGGGAATATTTTTTCGTGAAATAGTCTCTGGTCTCCTTCAACAACACGACTCATAACTACTAGTTGTTGTGTTTGTGTAGACATACCTCCAAAAGCTTCTGGGGCACCCTGCCAAGCTGGAGTAACACCCCACATAGCAGCTACACGTTCTCGGATTTCATCTCGAACAGGTAGGTAATCCATTTCTTGTAAGGTATGGAATAGTCTAACCATGTCTACTCTACCCCGTTGATTTCTAGCAGATACTGCTACCATTGGTATATAGTTAGGGTCCATCCTAGTTTGAGCCGCTATATGCTCTCGTTCTTTTCGTAGGCTCTCTGGGTCATCAGTAGTTACCATTAACATACTTGCAGGCATCTTTCTCTCAAAGAAATACCTGTATAAGTTTTTATCCATACCTACTAACGTCAATGCCTTCTCAAAAATAGTTAGTATTGGTGACCATCCATAAGTTTCTGATGGAGCAAATTTTGATAAGTGAATAATCTCAGCGTCAGTGAAATACATATGCTGACTTCTGTGGTAATACTTATACATAGCTGGGTGTAATGTTACATTACAAGTTTCTCTTTCACACTTACCAGCTGCTTCTTGTACTACTTCTCTATGAATAGGACATATAAAATGAGAGTTCTTAGGTAACCCTGCTTGGTCTAAATCAAATTCTACTAATGCTGGATTTAATCTTCTAATTTCTAAAAGTTTTGACCTAACCTCTCCATCACCAACATCTTTATATTCTTTAGCCATATATAAAAAAGCATCGTCTAACGAATTTACATCAAAGTGAAATTGTCTGAATACCTCTTCCATACTTTGGTCAAACACGTTACAATCTTTTAACCATTTCATTAATCTTTTACGTTGGTCTGTGTCTGGATTTTCTTTGTTAGGTACTATTTCAATACCTCTTCTAAACACTTCACCAGTAATATGATTTAGAGGTCCTCTGATTTCTTCTACAGACAAAGTTATAGTCTGTAAATCTTGAACTAGTTGTTGCCTGTACGCCATTTGATGACGTACCCATGTATTTACCACATGGTCTAACCCTACTGTAGGGGCTGCTCCAGTTTCTCCAGTAGACTTCATAACATCTAACAGACTTATTTGTTTATTCAAGTCTGCCATTGTTTGTTGCATCTGGGGAACTTGCGGTAGATATTCAGATAATTTCATTATTAATCCCTGCTTAGTTTAGTCATATCTTGCATTGATACTAACTTTAGTATGTTGTCCATAGCTTTTTCTTTTAGTTCAAACTCTTCCGAACGAGAAGCTGCTTTTTCAACAACTTGTTTTTCTTCCGTTAGATTATTTAGTTTTTCTTCTAATTCTTCAATTTTTGCGTCTCTGGTGTCAATCGCATACTCTAATTCAGATGTATCTGCGTTGGAACCAAAATTCACATTTTCTAAAATGCCAGCACTACCAGCTTCTTTTATTAGTGCAATAAATTGCCCCTCAGATAATGCTACTACCGCTGGACTATCGTCCGGAATATCATCATCAGCATTCAACATTTTTAGGTCTGCGTGCCAAGTATCTAATATTCTCCAAGTATTCGTATCATCTTTGATAGCTACATACTGTTGACCATTCTCATTCATCATGTTTCCTAATACCATAGGTCTCTCCTAAAACTTTTCTATCTTTATATTATACTATATTTTTCGTATTTATCTTCGTTTAGACAATTCTTCACGAAGTTGGTTGTTTTGATGTACATATTTCTCTTGTAAATCTGTATACAAAAGTGTCAGTTTATCAATTTTTTCACTTAATAACTCAATTTGTTCTTTTAGTTCATCCTGACTATCCATTATATTGGATATGCCATTCATTTCTTCTTGATGATTATAGAACTGGTTATCAAAGTTAGTTCTTTGTTCCTTGTCCATTATGTCTCCTTATGCAATAAGACAAACACTATACCCACAAGACTTACAAGTTTCGCACCCTGATTCAAACACTACATTGGGTGTATCACAACAATTATGTTGTGGTACTCTATAGTTCTCTTTCTTTGCTATTGCTTCTTCTTCAATATCAAAACCATCTAAAAGTGGTTGTTCAGCTTTTTCTTTATTACCTTTTACTAAAACTTCTTTCTCTCGACTTCCTGCCCTGTAGACAGTTATCCCCTTACATCCTTCCTTCCATGCTAACATATAAGCATTTTCAACATCTTCTTTGGTAGCACTATTAGCGAAATTTATTGTCTTAGATATACCTGAATCTACGGCTTCTTGAAATGCAGATTGCATAAGAACATGGTCTTCAGGAGATATGTCAGGAGCAGTGGCATACACTGCCTTTATCCAATCAGGAACATTTGGTACAGACTCTAACGAACCCCCTTCAGCCAAATAATCCATCAAATCTTCGGAATAAAAACCATATTTCTCAGCATCTGCCTCGAAGTATTTATTTACGTAGTTCAAAGTTTTGCCTTCTAGTATATTTTGTTTTTTCCAAGCTAACGCAAATGTAGGTTCAATCCCACTAGATGTGTCAGCTATCATTGATATTGTTCCTGTAGGAGCAACTGTTAATCTACAATGGTTCCTATAGGCTTCTGTTTCCTTATCGTAGTTACTTTTATCCCATGCAGGAAAAGTACCTCTAACCTTCGCTAACTCTAGTGACTCATCATCTGACCATTCTCTAATCTTAGTCATTAGTTCTGCTCCTATTTCTCTAGCAGTTGAAGAATTATATGGGACATGCATTTGAATTAACAAGTCGGCAAAACCCATAACTCCTAGTCCAATCTTTCTAGTAGACTTAGTCATTTCTTCTATTTCAGGTGTGGCGTATTTATTTGCATCTATAACGTTATCTAAAAAATGAACTGACTTTCTTGTGACGTTCTCTAATCGAGCCCAATCTATTTCTGCTTTCCAACCAAACGCATGGGCTTTTTCAGCTTTCTTATAAAATTTAGCTAAGTTTATAGACCCTAAATTACAGGATTCATTGCCTAACAATGGTTGTTCACCACAAGGATTAGTTGCAATCATCTCTCCATATGTTTTAGTTACGTGGTTGTCTTTGTTTACTTGGTCTAAGAAAATCATTCCGGGTTCACCGTTATTCCATGCCCCCTCTACAATTTTAGCAAACACTTCTCTTGCGTTTAATTTACCCACAACTTCATTACTTTTAGGGTTTATTAGATTATAGTCCATGTTACCTTCTACAGCTTTCATAAAGTTGGAATCAACACCAACAGAAATATTGAAGTTATGTATTTCTCCTTCAACTTTTTTACAGTCTATGAAATCTAATATGTCTGGGTGATAAATAGACATTACTGCCATATTTGCACCATCACGTTTCCCACCTTGTGTAATCATAGATGACACCCTTGAAAGTGTCTTTAGTACTTCTATAGGACCACAAGCAATCCCATGAGTAGATTGAATTTTATCTCCTTTAGGTCTTAACTTAGATAAAGCAAAACCAGTACCACCACCAAATTTTTGAACCATAGCACTATCTGTTGCAGCTTTCATTATGCCTTCCATACTATCTTCTAAAGGTAAAACAAAACATGCTGATAAGGTTCCTTGTTCTGTACCAGCATTCATTAACGTAGGAGAGTTTGGGACAAATTCTAAGTTTGACATAATTGTATAGAAGTCTTTAGCAGTCAAATCAGCTTCTACATCTAACCCCATATAGTCTTTATCAATTTTAGCCACAGCATTAGCTACTCTTTCAAACATTTGTTCAGGAGTTTCTATCACCTCATTGTCTGAGTTCTTTAAAAGATACCTGTGATTTAATATGACAGTTGCTTGGTCTGTGATGGCTGGGGTGTTTAAATTAAAAGTTTTATTTTCTATTGTCATTGTATATTCTCCTATTTTTCTTACTTACTGTCTGTGTCCGCAATACAAACATAATCCTCTTTCAGGAACCCAGAAATTAGCGTTACACACAGTCTCTTTGCATTGGGGGTTTGGAGCTGACTCAGCTCTCTCCATTGCATTTACAGGTTCCATTTGTAACGGATTTGGTTGGGATTCTCCTTGGATTAGACCAGTTTTTTCGTCACGTTGTTGTCTCCTACTCTCAGGGGTCTCTCCGGGACTAATTGCATTAAACCAGTCCGCTGCACTTCCCAAATCTACAAACTTATATGCTGTGTCATGTACAGCCTGTAAAGCCATGGCAATTGAGAAAAAGGCATCCCCATGTCCTAGTGGTGTGTCGGGTGCTTTCAATTCATTACTTACAGACAGTATCTGCTGCTTCTGTCTTTCGTCTTTGATTAACTTTATTTTACCACCGTGAACAAAATTTTCGAAGACTGAAGCCATAGTATTTTTACTTTTTTGAGAGAAATGCATTCCTCTCCATCTAGCGTCTAATCCTCTGTCTTCTAACTCCCCACGTGTGTTATCTATATACCCTGAAGTCAAATCAAAATTGTCTGCGACTTCATTCAAATATTCTATTTGGTCAGAGTAACTCCAACCATCTAAAAACGAATGATGTATCTGTACTATATCATCCCCGCTCTTTTTAAACAACACCAAATGTGATGGATGTTTTTTCTTACCTACATCAAAACCACCAAAAACTTGGTCACCAGTTCCCCAATCTTTATATTTTTTGGTAGCTGGAACTGACCTTAAAGTAATATCTTCACATTTTTCTATATCTTCAGAATCAAAATATGACTCGGTTGCAAAGTGTGGCACCAACATAAACTCTGAAGCAAAAGACTTAGGTCTAGCTTTTTGTTGGGCTAACAAATAATCTTCTGTATATAATTCCGGCATCAAAACTCGTCTCTGTGGGACAGGGTCTAATGCTGGTAGAACCCTAGACTTAAACCTAGAGTCTTCTTGTAACTTAGATAATAAATCACCGGGCATCATAGGTGTCCCTACAACAATAACCGGAACCCCCTTTAGAGGTATGAACAAACTTTCTGTCATAAAATGGTCTTCAACTTTAGTTATCTGCCCCATGTTCAATGGGTTCTCTGGGTCTCTCAATACGTCATCAGCAATCAATGCTCCATTGACGTGCATACCTCGTTTGAAAGAAAACAACCCACCATGCATTATTTCCATAGGTTGGTTGTTCTTGTAAAATCTAGCTGAGTAATCTGCTTTAGGGTTTCTGTTTACTAACATTTCTGTAATTACAGGATTCCTTGCAATTATCTTATTTATTTCTGCGATGTGGTATTTAGCCATACCATCACTATAAGATAAATAAAGTATGGACATATCTCTTGGAGCAGTCAAAAGTCTCCAAACACTAAAAGCATGCCCTAAAATAGTTGACTTAAAGTGACCTCTGGGTAGAACACCAACATAGTTCATACCTGTTTCTACACATTCTTGTATATCATCCGCTAATAATCCCACATGCCATGCCTTAAAATACTCAGGATTGTCATAAGAAAGACACCATATGTTTTGAACAAACTCTTTGAAAGAACCTACATCATACTTTTTCTGGTCCATAAGACCTTTAGAGAGTAAATCAAAAGCACTCTCAACGCTTACAACATCTTTAGGCATTTCTATATATCCCTATGTTTTTGTTCGATAGCTTTTAGTTTCACACCGATTCTTTGTAAAGTCTCATTGTCAGAAATTTCTTCAATCAAAACACTCATGATATCTTGAACAAATTCCATGTTAATCATTCCTTGCAAAACTTCTCTCTGACCTTTTATACCTATGTCAGCTGCTCTTGCTGCATCTAAGGCTCGGTCAAACTGCAACCCTTTTAGGTCTTCCGCTGCTTGCCCCGCTATCTGAGAGTAACTATCTAACTGCTCTGATTGCATCCGTGCAAATCGTTGCCCTTCTGTTTCAGCAATTTGTTGTTGTTGGTCAGCAATAGCTACGGCTTTTTGGTCACCCCAACTATCTTTTTTAGCCCACGCATATATAGTAGGTGGGCTTACTACCACACCATTTACAGAGAGCTCCTCTGCTATTTGTTTGGCAGACTTATCTCCCTTGAGATACATTCTCATGGCTTTTAATTTTATTTCGTCTGGTATATGTTTAGGCATAATTACTCGTATATGTTGTTACTATCTAGTGCTCCGTATCCATCATCAGATACATGTTGAGAATCTATGTTCCCTCCTAATGGGCTTCCATCTGAGTTTAGGAATTGAGAAAAGTCCCAATATCCTGTTTTATCTGTATGAGCTGTATAACAACTAGGAACTTTTATCTTAGAACCATGGGGTAATTTTATTTCATTAAATTGCATTCCTATTTCACCCCTAGTACATATCCCAGCCCATATATGTTCTTGTTCTGCAATTGGAGTATAGTTTCTTCTTTTTAGTAGGCTTCCAGTAGTTCTTTGTAAGTTTTTTACTTCTTGGTTACTAGCACACTTAGAAAACTTACACCAAACAACTGCACCATATTCTTTTTTTACATCTTCTATAGTAGGTAATTTCTTAGGAAATTTATCTTTGTATTCCCTCTTAGGTCCTTCCTTTTTACCGGGAAAGAACATTTGAAATCCTCTAACTACCTTAGTTAATCCCCCCGCTCCTATCATACTAAAACCTCCTCTTGTTCCATAATGCTATGCAAGCTGCATCAGCATAATCTTGTTCGGGGAATCTATCTCCCCACTTTTCTACTGCAAATTTCATTATTGCATCTTTCTTTAGTGTCCCTTTTCCCAGTACTTCTTTTTTCCATTCGGCATGATGTATCAATGAAGTCTCAATATTATTTAGTACTAAGACTGCCCACACGGCTCCTATCATATTAGCCAAAGAAATCAGTGACCTTCGGTTTTGGACAAAGATTGCAGCTTCTACAGCTGCTTTATCTGTTATATTTATTTTACTCATTTCTTCCGAAAAATCAATCACAATTTCAGGGAATCTTTGATTAGACAATTTTTTTGTACTAGACCATTTATACAAGCCTACAAGAGCCTCAGAATCGTCTACAACGGCTCCATGTATTGCCTTACTTGATGTATCTAGTCCTAAATAGTTTGACATTAGTATGTATCCGTAGTTCTTACTGTGACTACCCTACTTACCGTTCCGTAAGCTTCTTTATATGTTTCTAACAATCCTCTAAGTCTTTTCAATTCAGCTGATTGTTCTATAATATCTCTTCTTAGTTGGACTAGGGAATCATACTTTTCCATAATTTCACCCTTCAATTCATCTTTAGTAGCTTTTTTACGCCCCGCTTTTTCATGCTCTTGGGATAGTCTAAACGAAGCTTTGCTGTAACCTTCATTAAATGAGGCTTCTAAAGCACCTACGGTGGCTTCAATGTCAGCTACTTTTGTTTGTAGAAAAGCATTGTATCCCCCATACATAGTTAGGAACTTTTCTAGGTCTTTATCCGAAGCTTTTGATAAATCAAAAAAATCTAACCCCTCATACTCTGGTAGTTTTGGGTCAAATATAGGTATACCTAATGAATCAATTCTCTTAGATACCCTTCCTAATGCTTTCATAGGGGTCCATTTTGTATCTCGTTCTTCCATTACAACAAGCCTTCCTCTACTAATCGACAGTCACAATACCTAGGTCCTGTACATTTTTCAGGCATTGCCAACATGTCTTTTATCTTAAAACACCTTTCTAGTATATCTGCCCAATGTTCAGGGTCTTTATCTACTAAAAAAGCTTTTATTTTTTGGTTATTTTTATTCTCATATAACACAGTTCCTTTTGCATAGTCTCCCATATTAAGATACATTTGAATTTGGATGTTGTGTTCTGGTAAAGGTTTTCTCAAAGTATCAAACTTTGATGTGTTTATAGATTTCAACTCAATAGGTATTACCCCAAAATTAGCATGTCTAATTAAAAAGTCTATCCTACCGGAAATCGCTGGAATTTCATATTTTACAGAAACTTCTCTATCAATCAGTATGCCTAATTCAGAAAACCATTTCCCAACTCGCTCTTCTAGGAAACTTCCGTTTTGGAAAATCCTCTCTAAAACTGCTGGTAATGGTCTGTCTACCATACGCCCATTGTAACATAGCCATACATATCTATCACACGAGTTACTTATAACAGATGGGTAAAACACATGTTCTCCTCTAGAAGTCATTGTCCCCTCTAGGTGTTCATCTATTAAGTCTTTGAGCCATACATCTTGTCTGTGAGCTGATGTGGCTTTTCTTTTCTGTATCATTCTACACCTTTATCTAAATTATTGAGTTCCAACCAAAGTTGGTCTTTTATTTTTTCGTTCGTTTTTTCTTTTATATGAATAATGTAGTCTATATCATCTAGGGCTAAAAGCTCTGAATCTCGTTTCCTATCTCTTTTACCCAAATGCCCGTATACTCCATCAGCTTCTACAACTGTTTTTATTTCTGGTATGTAAAAATCTACTATATATGGGTGATAATAAGCTTGTGGTTCATAACTTAATCCAAACTTAGATAACCATTGAGCTATAATCTCTTCTTGTGGAGTGTGGTCTCTAGGGGGTAAGTTCATCTTTTAGTTTCTCAAACAATTTTTCATCTTCAACAAACTTTGCTTTTAACCCATTCATACCCATAGCTTTTACGTCCCCATAAGTATACCACGCCCCTGCCTGTGTTATTAGCTTGGCTTCAATACCATCCCTAATGAATGTTTCTAGCACATCAATACCACCTTCCACCCTAAAAGGCACAATCGCTGAATCCCAATTCTCTCCACCAGTCTTAGTTTTTCTTAGTCTAATGTTCATGTTGAATCCGACTTTTTGCTCTTTCTCTTCTATCCAGCCCTTACGCTGTACTTGCATAATAGAATGAGCAAAGAATACTTGTCCTTGTCCTGCAGGCATATTATCTAATGCTACAGGTCCCATACTAGCTCTTACTTGGTTTATAGCTACAAAAGCTGAACCGTTTTGAAGATGTGGAAAAAGCTTGGGAAAAGAACTGTTTACAAATCTTGCTTGCCAAGCCATTGGGCTAAATCCAAAATCTTCTTCAGCTACATTAGAGGGCACTAGTCCTGCAATACTGTCTAACACAATAACCTCAAACCCCGATATCATAGCCTCTCTAACATGCTCCATAGCTTCTTCACCTGTAGTTGGTTGTGATACTAATATCTTCTTAGCATCTACACCACACGAAGCCATCCAATCTTTATCATAGGATAGTTCAGTATCAACCCATACCGCCTTGCCACCCATTTTCTGAGCATTTACAACTATCTGTGATGCTAGATAAGACTTCCCCACATTGGTCGGACCATATATAAGAGTCATCTTTTTGAAAGGAATACCCCCACCAGTCAATTTATCTAAGGCTGGTATGTTAAAAGGTATTCTATTAGTTGTAAATGTATCACTGTCTCCTGTTTGGAAGTTCAGTTTTTTGTTTTTTAATAATTTTTGTATTGCTTCTTCAGCGTTATTTTCCATTCATCACCCTCCGTCTAACACACTCCGCCCACGCAAAGTAGGTAGCAGCTGTTTGAACTAGTTCTATAAATAATTTAGTATCACTTTGAGAAAAAATTTCTTCAGCAATATCTCCGTTCTTTTCCGTAGCTAGGATATTCCACCAAGAGTCATCGTGGTTTTGCTCTCCCCACAAGTGGTCTTGTCTTTCTCTTTCTCCTAGTACTGATTCTAAAACAGATGCTCTAATTGATTCTCTATTTTCCTTCATCTAATATATCCTCAATCTTAGCGTCTATCTTCTCTTTTAAAACATCCCAAACAACGTCAGCTACTTTTTTAGCGTCTTCTATTTGAGGTTCTATTGGTAGTTCTGTGTCAATTTGGTCTATATTCAAATCAACTCTACCATATTGGTTTAGGTCTATTGCTCCTACCCTAAATGTAAATCCTAAATGTCCACTAACTTTTGCCATTTATTTTCTCCTTTATTCCTTCATATTTTTGTACGAAGTTTAATTTTTCTATAGTTCTTTTCGGAATAACTTTTCCTCTTGTTGTGTATGCTTTTCTTCCATTAGTCGCTTTGTTCCTTAGTTCTTTATCAGCAAAGCTATCTAAGTTTTTTAAAAACCATGGTTTAAGGTCTTTCATACGAGACACATATAAAATGTCTTCAATGATACAGTAATACAAAAGCCAATCAGCTTCAGTTTTTAGGAAGCATCCTAATGTATTTGCCTCTACATTACTGTGAGTCTCAAAAAATACATTACCTGAACTAGCTGACACTGAGTCCGTTTTTATCTCAGCAGTTTCTTTTATTTCTTTATTATCTTCCCCAACCTTGACTAAACCTAAATCAATATCTTTGTCTTGATATTTTTTCTTCTTAGACAAATCAAAAACTCTTTTTATTTTATCTTGCTTATTAAGAAATTTTATTAGTATTTTTTCCCCTTTATCCCCAGCTGGTTTTGATTTTTTCCACTCATGTACTTTCATTTCTTACTCCTTATGGTCATCTAATAAATTATCAATGTCAGGTCTATTATCCCAAAACCCTTCTTCTGTTGATTGGTCTTCCGCTTTTATTTCAGAAATTATGTGTTCATCAAACAAATGCTCGACACCCTCTTGCATGAGAAATCTAGCCATATCTTTTTCTTCTTCGGTTTCAATAACTTTTTTTAATGCCACTCCAAACGTAAAACCCTCTGTATAAGAAGTAGAAGCATCATTTCCCACCATTTCTAAAACATAGCGTCTCATTGATTGTTCATCCCTTTTGTCACTTAATTCATCATCAGTATTTCCTCTTGACATATATCTTGAGGCATCAATTACGCCCTTTTTAAAGTCATCAAGATTAATTTCAGTTTTCATTCTTAGTCTCCTTATCATGAAAATGCAATAACAACATTGCATAGTGTATTATTTTTAGTATGTCTTTTCTAGGTGTGCCCTTCTTATCATATCTTGAAGCATACTTTAGAATGTTCCCTCGACAGAAAGCTTTAGCATCACCACAGGCTTCTATAAAATCTAAGGTCTGTACCTCACCTTCACTGTAGTGCTGGTCATATGTATTGTTTACATAAGCACTAATTTCTTCAATTATTTCGTCTTCGTTATATTTGCCCATTGTTATTATATTCTATCAGTTTTTTAGTCCCAGTCAATATAATCTTCTAGTGTAGTTGGTCCTAAATCTTTCTTTACTGCCCACGACCCCTTACACACTTCCATATCTACTTGTAGCGGTATATCCAAACTATTAGTTTGTAATATATCTCTTATAGCATATGGCACATCTTCAAGTTCTGAATCATGAATTTCACATATAATCTCATCATGAACTTGTAAAAGAATATTGCTTTTCTTATCATCAAGATATTGGTCTACTTCTAGCATACGTTCACTCAACATATCAGCACTAGTGCCCTGTACTAAGTAATTTACACCTTTATAGGCTAAATCCGGGTTTATTCTGTACTTCCGACCGTATCTATTCTTTATCCAACCTCTTCCAGTCACCGTCTTTACTACTTCATCAAAGAAATCTTTAGACCCCTCCATACCTTCAAAGTATTGTTTTTTGTACTTCCCAGCTTCTCTAGGGGTTGTACTAAGTTGTTGAGCCAATTTTTTGTTACCTATCCCATAAATTGTCCCAAACGTAATTGCTTTTGCTGCCTGCCTATACTCTTTGAACTTATCTGATGTCTCATCTACATCAAAAGCTAATTTAGCGGCTTCACTATGGAAGTCTACATCATCTTTGTTTAGTATTTCATCAATAGTTTTGTTTCTAAAGTAAGACATGAACACACGTACTTCCATTTGACTGTAGTCAAAACCTACTAAAGAATAACCCTTTCTAGGAATAAACAGTCTTCGTATAGCTATCTGTGATTTATCTGTATCTGTGTATGATTCGTCACCTACAAAAGACCACGTCTTCAAAACCTCATCAGATAAATGTTCGTTCATAGACATACCCTTAGCTCCTACGGTAGCAGCAATCTTACCTTTTATTTCCTGCTTCTCATAATCAGATAAGTCTCTCTCTAGTAACTTAAAATGATTTCGAGGTATATTCTGCAAATTAGGTCCTCTGCTTGATAATCTTCCAGTAGCTGTACCCCAGTTACAAAAAGATGTATGCATAGTGTCAGTATTCACATAAGGCTCTATGTATGTAGATGTTAGTTTTTCAAGCGTTCTATACTGTCTTATAAGCCCCGCTAACCTGTGGTTTATGTTTACTAAGGCAGCCTCACTCCAAGAGTCTTGTCCTTTAGGTGTTTTTACTGGCGACTCTATTCCTAAGTCTGAAAAAATTTCACCTATCTGTTTAGGACTAGAAACATTAAATTCTTTACCTGCTAATTTATATATCTCGCTCTGAACTTCTTCTAGTCTATGTAAAATCTTAGTCTTAGTATCATTAGCATACTCAGTATCAATAGAAATTCCCCTACGTTCCATTTTGTATAAAACTTTAGTAAGCTTACATTGAAGTTCAAATACTTTTTTCTGCTTTGTTTTTATTACTTGTTTATAGTAATCGGTATATAAACGTGCTGTAAGAATAACATCTTTTTTACAGTATTCTCCAAGCACTGATGGAGGTGCCATAGAAAAGTCCTTACTCCACTTATTAGACCTAAGAACCTTTTTAGTATCTATATCATATTGAACTGCACCCTCTCCATACCTTCGTTTGCCAGTAGGAGTAAGTCCAAGGTCTTTTATATCTGAATGTTCTATAAGTCTAACTAAAACTATTACATCAATAAGTTTTTTAGTTATAACCTCTAATCCTTCTTTTTCTAAAAAGTGTAAATCAAATTTTAAATTATATCCTATATAAGATTCAACTTTAGAGTTTAGTAAATCAATTACTTGGGAAAGTTTTTCTGGTGTAAGATTTTCACCTTGATGGTGTCTAAAAGGATAGTATTGAGCAAGTCCATAAACATTCGGTTGACCTACACCAATACCGCATATCTGATTGTTTTTATATGGTTCTAATCCATTTGTTTCTACATCAATGACCAAGGTCGGGTCTACCTCTAAAACCGACCTCAGTTCATCAATGTCTGACTGAAAGGAGTCATTGGTAACTACGGACATAATGTCATATGCCCTTCTTAGAATAAGTTCTCGTCTTCTGAATCTTCACTAGCAAAACCACCTTCAGGTACACTGAAAGTACCATATCTCTCAAAGAAATAATCCTTGATTAGTGGTAAGCCATCAACCTCAGCCATTTTTTCCTCTGGAATCTTTTCAGATTTCGGAGTAGCTGTAATTGAATATGAAGTATCATACATGCCTTGTCCAGTTCTCTTTACTCTAATTACACCTTTGTTCAGTGCTCCCCAGTCGCTATACACATCTACTAGCTGATTCCATATATAGTCACTTCGACCAAAGTTCAAAGATATGATTTTGAAGTCGTTCACATCTTCTCTATATACTTTCTTACCAGCTGGTCCTTCAACCTCTTCCCAAGTGTCATTTCGTTTCTCTGTATGAATCACATTGTGCACATATGCCCATATAGCAAACTTATGAGATGGGTAATTTTCAGACGGGATAGCACTAGTATCTACCCTATCGTCTTTTAAGACGTTGGTAAAACCATTACCTACCCGTAATGTGTATAAATAAATTTCATCTAGAAACTTGTCATCCTCTGCCCCAGTAGCTATGGAAGATAAAAACACTTGGTCTCCGTCTTTGAACCATAACTCTCGACCCGGTGCAGTTCCAGAAGTAACTGGTTTTCTAGAGTCATCTATTTTCTTTTGAATTTTTGCAATTCCACTCATTGCTTTTCTCCTATTTAAAATATTGTTGTATTTGTCATCACCCTGTCCAAAACATCTTTGTTACGAATCTCTTGAACATCTTTATATTTTTTTGGTAACCTTAAATATGATAACAGAAATCTGTCTTTCATGTCAAATGTCGCTTTAGACATCCCCTTAGCTCCAGCAGTATCATTATCTAATGATAACACAACTTCTGAAGGATTCAAAGAACTAATCAACTCTAATTGTTTTTTTGATATGGAAGCACCTAATATAGCTACGCTTGGGTAACCATATTGATGCAACCACATACAATCTAAAGCCCCTTCGACCACAAATAACTTACTAAAGTTGTTTATCTTATCAACCCCAAACAGCACTTGTGATTTCCTAAACCCTTTTGAAAACATATATTTAGGTACAGCATTTTGTCTTCTGTATATCCATCCTACATAGTTTCCCGTATTGTCCCTTACTGGAATCATGAAGTCAGAAAATTTGTTTACTTTGCAACCCCAGTCATTAACTAAACTAGGTAAAAATCCTCTGTCATAAATCCAATGATTTGATGGGACTGTTCTCTTATCTTCAGGTTCTACATATACATTCTCAGTTTCTGTGTTTTGGTATTCATCTAGAAAAGATAGGTCTAAGTCTAATTCTTCAACCTCAAATTCTGCGTTTATTTCAGACCAAGGTTTACCAGAATATTTTTGTAAAAATGATTTTAGGTTACCTTGTCCGCAACCAGCAAAACAAATCCAAACCCCCTTTTCTATATTTATAGCACATGATTTTCTTTTATCTTCATGAAAAGGACAGTTTAATAAAACTTCGTCCTCGTGTTCGACATCTATGCCATACCGTAGTAATGCTGAATACCAGTCTACCATTAGCTACGCTTCTTTGTTTTTGTTAGGAATATAACTACTTTATTTTCAAAGCCATTTTCGTCTACAACTCTTCGTTTCCGTATATCACCTACTGTAATATTAGTTACAGGTTTACCTGCACCCTTACTTCTTCCTGTTGTAACTATAATGTCTTCTTCGCTATCTCCTGTAATCCATGATAAAATTCCCATGTTATACCTCCTTAAAATTCATCATCGTCCCAATCCCAATCTGAGATTTCGTTTATTGTACCATTGTCTACACTCCATTGCATTACCAGATTATCTTGTGCTAACTCACCATCTCGATACTTTTGGAACTGAACTAGTCTTTTATCGTCATGGTGTTCGACCTTAGCTAACGCTACTGCCACATCTGATGAACGTATCAAAGCGTCCCCAAAAGCAACTTGTGCTGCTGATGGTGGAACGTAAACGTTTTCTGCGTCCCTGTTTGCTTGTGTTGATACCATAATTGGAGTGTTTGTTGATATGGCTAAGTTTTTTAAGCCATAGAAAATACCATGAGATTGCTCCCATGCTGCCTTATCAGTGTCTTTTGTAGTCAATAAATAAACCCCATCTATAACAACAAACTTTGGGTGGTGTTTTCTAATAAGACTTGCAATTGATTCTAAAGATATACCTGTTTGACCAGCAATACCATCACAAATCAATAAAGAATGTTTGTTTGATTCTTTTAAAAATTTTATATATGAATCAATATTTATATCATCACCGTGTCTTAGTGCTCTGTGAGAAAAATTATACCCCATCATTTTAGCTAGGGTTACATCTAATCGCATCGCAATCTGAGTATTAGGCATTTCTGTAGATATAAGTAATGTTTTATGCCCATTATAAACAGCTGTTGCTGCAGAATGAACGCATAACCATGTTTTACCTATGGTTGGACGAGCAAATGCTGCTATTAGTTCTCCGGGCTGCCACCCAATACCAGCTTGGTTTATAAAACTAAAGCTTGTAGGCACTCCCATAAGACCATCACCCATTTTACGTCTTCTGGTTCTTTCTTTCCATTCGGCTAATCTATCTGTTTCCCCATCATCATAGGTCTGAATATCTTCATCATAAATTAAATCCACATCAGACAAACCACTCATTATATTTGATAATGCTTGTTTAGGATTTTCTTTTACCAGCTCTCTTTGTTGTTGAACCGTTGTTACTACAGCTCGTTGTAACACTTGATTTTTAAATATATCTAAAGCATATTCTAATGATTGTGTTTTTGCTGATGGATTCAATGATGGAAAGTTCTCGATTAAAACTTCTTCACTAGGAAAAGTATCATACTTATCTAAATACTCTCCTAAAAACTTAAAGGCATCCCCATGTTTAGCAAAATCATTGGAATGATAGGTAAAGTTTTTCAACTTGTCGTAATCGGTAATACCAAATATGATAGCTGATTCTATAAATTCATAACTGGGGCTAGACATTATATTCCTTCTCTAGTGTATAAAACTCTATTATTTTCATTATGTATATAATAGTTTATATCATTAGTTGAAATTTTGTCAATAAAGTCTTTGGCTTCGTCAAATGTGTTGAACTCAGCTTCCAACCAAAAATCAGAGTGTTTTTCTGCTAAAACCCTAAAGGTTTCTTGTGGAGTTCGTACCCTATCTTTTTTCTGTATTAGTCTTCCTCTACGTCTCGTCCTTCTCGGCATTTCTATCCTTTAATTCTTGTAGCTTATCTCTAAGCGACTGTCTAACCTTATAGGCTGATTCACCTAAATCCTCTGTGATTTCTTCCATAGTTAGACCTTCTAACTTTAGTTCTAAAAATAACTTTTCTTTTTCATTCAAACCTTGAGCATGTATCCATATATCAGCTTCTACTTCTTCTGTGTAGTTTTTAGGTTCAACCATAGCTGCAGCAATTTCTTTGGGGATTGTATTACTCCCATCAAAAGTAAGGTCTATACTTCTAGCTATAGGTTTACGTTGTGCTTTTGTAATTAGTGTCCTAATTGTATTGACTAAGGAAGTATGTAAGTATGTATGGAAGATAGCTCCTTTGCTGTCATCATACGCACGGGCTGCTTTTATTAAAGCTATTCTCAGTTCTTGTGCTAAATCTTCTTTATCTAATCCTACAACGTAAGAATTTGATGACATTTTTTGAATTTTAGGCTCCCATTGGGCAACCAGCTCGTTATTAATTTCCATACTTAAATATTAGCAAATTTTTATAAAAACACAATTATTTAGATAGAGCTTTTTCAGAGTTAGCTTTTTTAAAGCAAGACATACTACAGTAAATACTATCTCTATATCTTTTTTTGTAGAAAGGTATCTTACAAAACCCACATTCTATTTTAATATTATAGTACGAAAACCTACATTTACCTTTATGAATTTTGCTATTACCAACTAGTATTGGTTCATTACACTCTAAACAATAGTTTACTTTACGTTTTTTTACCCTCAAAGTTGGCATATTGTTCTTTTTTAGAACTTTATAAATATATTGTCTACTAAACCCAAAAGCTTTTCCTATTTCTTGTAGGGTATCAAATGGGTTATCTTGACGATGTTGAATGATTTTAGAAATCGTCAATTGACGCTTGGCTTTGTTCGTACGCTTTGACATCTTGTGCAAGTTGATTTTTCCATGCGGTTGCTAAATAATCTGCTGTTATTGTAGTGTCATCCCCTACAGGTTTTAACCACGCAGATGCTGCTTTTATCCTAGTCCATTGTGCTTCTGAGAACGTTACTGTTACTGTTACATCGCCTTCTGCCATTAGCTATCCTCCTTGAGTTCTTTTATTTCTTGACGTAATTTTTGTACTTCTTTTAATAGCATAACAGATAATCCATGATATTTCACTGATTCTGGATTACCTTCTGAATTATAATTTATAAGTTCAGGTAAAATTTCGTTCACATCTTCTGCAATCAATCCAATATCTTTTTGGTCATCTTCTTGTTTTTTATAGTTATAAATTTTAGGGCTTAAGCCATCTAATTTTTCTCTATCATATTCTAAATCTTTAATGTTTTCTTTATATTTTGCTGAACTAGATTTTAGTGCTAAAACGTTACCTGATGTCACTATAACATCAGTACCAGATAAGCTTGAGCCTGTAAACTTAACAGTTCCACCCGCTGTTAGTTCAATAGCTTTGTGGTGGATGCTTCCTAAATTGGTTACTGACAAGTGCCCATTTGTACCTGTAAATCCAGTCATTGTTTTAGTGCCTGTAAATTGAGCATTAGAATCAACATTTAACCCACCTGCTTCAGATAAAATTTTTGTTCCAGACGTTTTCAAAGGGCTTCCTACACCATTAGAATCCTTAACTGAAGAATGAACATCAAATACAGCTCTTCCACTGCTAACTGCATTACAATAACCTATAATTTTAATTTCATCATCATAATCTGATGCAACCACAGCCGGAAAATTAGACTCTCTAATAGTAGTTAGTGTTGTGTCACCTTTTTTGTAATATATTATATAATTGTAAGACGTACTTAAAGTTTCAAGTGCCGAAGTATTTCCAGCGGCTATGTCATAAGTTTCATCAGCAAAATACAATTTACCTGCAGTAGACCCATCTCCATCTTTAGACCAATTTACTTGCGTAGCAGACCCAGAAGTAAATTCTAAATCTGTTGCTACAGGACCTTGTTTAGCCATAGCTTCTTTAAATTCAGCTTCCTCTTCATCTTCAAGTCTATCTGCTATTTGTGGAATAAACCCTATTTCTGCAGAACCCCCTTCTTGAAGACTATCTGCTTTTACTAATTCGTAATCAGTCATTGACATTCCCGGACCTTCTGTGTAAGTAACTCCAGTTATGATAAAATTAGAATCCATACCAACTGAATTATCTTTAACTTTACAAATGTCTCCAGCTCTAGTTGGTACATAATAACGTAATGTTGATGATGTGCTAGCACTACCAACATTCCAAACAACGGTAACTTGGGTAGATGAGACCGCTGAAACATAACCAAAGGTAGCTGTAGGGTTGCTACTAGCATCTAATTCATTTACAGTCATTCCGATAGTAAATCCATAATTAACGGGGTTAACATTACTATCATAAATCTTTTTAGCTGTACTACTTCCATCATGTTCAGCAGCTGACGTACTTGCAGCCCCTCTACTAACAGTTAGCTGGGTAAGATTTTTTATAGAACTTATAGTCATTTTTTCAGAATCAACTAATAATTGTTGTCCTACATACATCCCAGTTGTATCAGATACTATAATATCTGTATCAGAAGCATTTAAGTTATATTCGATTTCCCCTGATAATTCTGTATTACCAAAAGTTATAGTTTGACTAAACCCACTTGGGGTTGAAACTGCTGATGGTACATTATCAAAGTAGGTTGTTGGCTCATTATATACTGTTGCACTACCTCTAGTGGCTGTATTAACAGACCTGTTCAATAATGCTGCCACAACACGTTCTCTAATCGTATCGTCTTTAGTTTCAGAACCTACAGAAAAATTTAAAACTCTTCTAACACCATAATCTAAATGAGGTCTTTTTTTTACTTGAAAGGTAAATCCAGTAGCTTCTCCGCAGAAAAGAGAATTTTCCCCCCAAACAGTAGTGTTATTCATTATATGAGATGGTATATCTGATACTAAAACATACGCAGTTTCAGAACCTGATAAGGCACTTGAACTTGCATAACTTATGAACTGTAATTTTGCAGCGTCCATTAGAAAAAGATTATCCCCAGTTGTTTTTGCATCGTCTGCTAAGGTCCCATTTTGGGCTCTTACCACAGTAATATCAGTCCCATTATCATCTACATCTGTGACTCTCATTTGCTCTGGTGTGCCTGTTGTAATTGATGACCAACATAAAAAAGCTCCCACGTAAACAGATGAATTATCAGCTACACTTATAGTTGTAGCACTAGTGCCAACGTCAGCTGTTATTGTACCTATATAGTAAGATAAATTTTCTGAGCTGTCTGTGCCTTGCACTCCACCACTAATTCTATATCCATCTGAACCACGCCATCTAAAGTTGTTAGCCTGATTAGCAGCAAATGTATCTACTACTAACATCTCAAAAATTCTTTCGTCCCCTGTGACTGTCCCTGCTCCTTTGTCAGCAGTTGAAACTTTAGAATAACTTACAGCGGCTGCTGTATAATTTTCACTCTTAGGTCTTCTAAACCCTAAAGTTCCACTAACAGCTTTTTGTTGTCCTGTTGTCCTAAATCTTCCATTTGAACCAATTGAGTGTCGGTTAGGCATAACTAAACTTAATCCATAGGCACCCGGATTAGAATTTGGACGATATCCTCTTTTAAAGTAATTAAAATATGAAGTTGGTCTGGCTGTTGTCGATACAGTTGATGTAAAATTAGGGTCTACATAAAAGTCAAACCCAAATTCTGAAGCGTTTGTTACAGCATTGTGGGGGTCTGTTTTAGCTATATCTTCAATTAAACCTAATACAGATTTTTTAGATTTACTAACATTTAGTATTTCGTTTTCTCTAAATTTAGCAATAGATTCAGTAAATCTAGAGTCCCCGGAATTGGCATCACCGGGATGTGTTAAATTATTAATAGAGTGTTCGGTCAAAAGAGATTTTATCAGACCTCCACGAGCAGCTACTTTATCATCCCAAACATTAGGACCTGCTCCAAACCAACCACCTTTTGATACTCCTACTGTTGATGATATCCTACCATTTGTTGTTGCTATAGCGTCATATAAATTCCCACTTGTATCAACCTCAAAAGCTGTTATTCCTTTTGTAGGTATGGCTTTAATTTCGGTTAAAAAATCTTCGGCTTCTATTTCAGCTACCATTCCATACAAAGGGTTGTGCACTTCATTATAAGATAAAGTTACACCATAAAAATATAGTTGTCCTGAATTAGTATCAAAGATTTTAATTGGTGTAAAATCGCCTAAAGTATTGTTATATAAACCTGCTGCTTGAGTAGCATTAATTCCTAAAGGGTTTTTCGACCCATTTCTAAGTGTGACTCTAGCTGTTTGTGCCCTATTTAATGTATGTTTAAGACGCATATCAATTAGGTCTGAACTTCCATAAAAAATAGATGCTCCACTTGAATGAGTTGCTGCTACTGTAGTTCTATCAAGAATAGTAGCTTGATTACTGTGAGTGGCTGCTCCAGAACCTCCCCCTCTAGTTACAGTAATATTAGTTATACTATTTACTGCTGTAACCGTTAAGTATTCATTATCTACTTGTAAAACTTGATTTACAAACATTTCAGTAGTATCTGTGACATCTATTGACTCTTCACTGGCATCTAAGGTTTCATCAATAACAGCTCCTAGTGTGGTAGCTGTTCCTCGTGTAACAGTAATAGTATTTGCACTAGTACTAATAGCTGAAATTGTCATGGGCTCATTATCAATCTTGATATTTTGACCTGTCCTCATTTCAGCTACTGATGACACATCTATAGCAGTTTCACTTGTGTCTAAAGCTTCATTTAAAGTTGCCGAAAATTTAGCACTACGGACGGTCGTTAGTTCCACCCATTTACTACCATTCCAATATGCTACTGTTGAATTTATAGCCATTTTAGTTATTTATCCCATCTCTCCACTCAGAGACAAATTGAAGACTGTACTGCCAACGGTCTTCTAAGGCAGGTAATTGACTAAATTGAAATTGCGATAAAGCGACTCTATAAACCCCTCCGCCTGTAACTGCTGTGGTTGAACCAACAGTATAGTCTGGTGTAGTTGCATCACCTATTTCAAGTTGTAAATCTGAACCACCCATAGTAGACCAAGTTAATAATTTATCTTCTAAATAGTTTTTATATGGGACATAATAACTTTGACTCCCTATAGTTAGTAATTCCATTTGGTAAAAAGCATTATCTGTAGTTTGTGTTGGGTCTGTTCCCGTATTGTCTACAATACCTGAAACTGTAATACTGGGACGACTCATTCCAAGGTCAAATATAATAGGGGATGCCCCAGCAATAGGAACCTGTAAAGGAGTTCTAGAAGCCGATATGCTCAATTGGTCTGCCTTTAAAGCCAATCTAACTGTAGCATTTGCATGAGAATTGTCTCTTAATAATACCGATAAAGGAGTGTCCATAATTACCTCATAAATCCTTTCATTTGACCTACTACATCGTCAAAGTAACTCCTAACCCCACCCGGATTTATAAAAAAATCTATAGTGTCTTGGTCTTTTATTCTGCTCCCATAATCAAAAACAGTTTCATAAATATCAGTACCACTTTCTACAACAAATTTAGCTACTGTTGGAGCCGATGCCATATGTCCTATAATAGGCATGGATTTAAGCAATGAAGAATCTGCGGCAGCAAGTGCTGCATCTTTAAGACTTTCCCAAAAGGGTTTACTGTCGTCAAACATGTTAAGAGCTGGGTCTGTGACTCTACCTCTGTTAAAACCACTGTTTGGTCCATATGGAGAACCAAATTCTTCCATTTCTTGACTACCGATACTAATTCGTGGACGGGCATCTATCATTTTTTGTACGTCCGAACGGGTATCTATTCCAAACTTTTCTTTAATTGATATAATAAATTTTGAAAAGCTTTTTTTAATCGCATCAAAAACTTCCATTATTGGGGTAATTAAAAAGTTCTGGTCAACCCATCTTTTAAAGTCCTCGTTTATTCCTTTTACAAACCCATCCCACAAATTCTTTACGGCTTCAGATTTTAGTATATTTGCTAACACATTTGCTGGTGTTGCATTTTTCAGAACTGTTACCCAGAAATTGGCGTTTCCCATGGAGTCATTCCATAAGTTTCCCAGAGTTTTGCGAATAGCTATAGATAGACTTCTACTAATAAGCATACCTATAAAGCCTGCCCAGTCTCCACCAGCTTCAGCCCAAATGCTTTTTACATAATTTTCTACTTTTGCTACTAATTCAAACATATCTGGTAGCTTACCAGCTAATGCTTGTAACCCACGTGCAAAAAGAGGCATTAACGGTGCTAACGCTATGTCCACAAAAGCCCCTAAAATTTGGAATAGGGACCCCATTACACCTGTAAATATCTGTGATTGTTTTAATATAGCACCTAAAGATAAATTAATTCCTAAAACACCTAGTCGTTTATTAACTAGTTGTTTCCCATACCCAGCCATGTCTTTTATTTTTTTACCTGCATCTAAAGAAGACTTAATAAATCCTCTAGATTGGTCCGGTGGTGATTCGCTTGAACCCCCAGAACCCATTGAAGCACCTGCAGCAGTACCTACACCTCCAGATAATACATCAACTGCCATTTTAATAGCCCCTGCCGTAAACAACATGTTAGAAAGACCCCCCTGAGCCTGCCATAGACCTAGCTTCAGCCTCATTTTGTTTATCTCTTATTGCCATTTCAACTCCTAAAACTATATTAATTTCTGCCTCCGTCATTTGCATTATGGCTTCCCAGTCTAATCCTAGTTTCAATAATTGGAGCATTACTGTCCAGTAATTATACAGGAGGGATTCTTTTTGTGTTATATTACCCGTCCCTGCCCAGAAAGCCTTTACTCTTTTTTTATATCATTCGGAGCAGCTACTGGAGATTCTTCACCAAAAGCATTTGGTACTAGTTTCTCAAGAGCTGACCCTAATCTACTATCAATAGTAGACAAAAAAGTTTCGTTAGTAACCCCCCATGGAGCGTCTACAATCATTTGTTTTAAACACTCTCTAATATAAAGGTCCCCATCAAAACTGTTTTGACCATTTGTTCCTAACTGTAAACATCTTGAAACCATTTGATTTCTCTTAGCCCAAGATAACTGTTTTACAGTAACTTCAAACTCATCTCCCGTTTCTTCTATAATAACTTTACGTTTCTCTGTTCCTGTAGCAATTCTATACTTTGAAACATCAAAACTTTTTACTTTACTCTTCTCAGCCATACAGCCTCCTTATTCTATTGTTTATGGATATACTGGTAAATTATCCACTATTGTTATCTTTAAACTTCTGAATATCATATCCAAATCTACTTGAAATGGATTGTCTCCAGTTACTGAATGTCCTGCAGTATTTATAAAAATACCTTGTTTATTCAGCTCGTGAGAAGTCGCAGTTGGGCTACCAGCCGTACTAGAACCCGGTATATCTATTATTATGTAATCATTTGTATCACGTTCAAACTTTAGGGTTGCATTAAATCCTTTTTTATAATCGGTATCTCCATAATCACCTTCAAGTAATAATTGTTTAAATAACTCTAACGCCCCTGCTTGTTGCCCAGTTGCTCCGAAAGCAGCATCAGCTGCAACACTAGCGTCTGGTAATGCTACAGAAGCTGACATAGAGTACTCCCTAGGTCCTTCTTTTATTTCATAAGGTCCTCGTGCTCTTTTACCTTGTTTACCAATATAATACCTAGGCTCCTCACCATTAGAGATAGATAGAGCAAAACTTCGTATTCTAGCAAACTCTTGTCCAAAAAACTTTATTGTGCCTTCAGAAAAGTAATAAGGTTGTGTATTTGGATATCCAGTACCATCATGGGGGTCAGTAACTGTAGAAGCATGACTTGGCATACCTACATCATTTGTATCAATGGTTTGCATCAAGCCAAATCTAGGCATATTAGCCGTGGGACTAGCTCCATAATATAAATCATCTGAACTAGCTCCTACTGTATTTTGGTTTCTTTGGTTGTGAACCATATTTATAAAGTTCACACTATCCCAAGACATTGTAAGCATTCCGCCCTCTTCAG